AGATTTGTTCTTGCCATTTTTTGAACTTCTTCAATTTTTGAAGAAATATTTTTTATGTATTTATTTTTTAATTCTTTCATTTCTTTCATTTTTTTTCACCTCTTCTCCTTTATTCGTACTTCTTTTTATTTTCTTAAATCATCAACATAAGATATACAACTACATCTTACATCTCATATCTATTATATAATATATATATGAACATATTATAAACCTTTCGACAACACAATCTGAACACATAAGATTATAAATATAACTAATAACTATATGTCCAACAAATAATGTATGTCCAACAAATAATGTATGTCCAACAAATAATGTATGTCCAACATAATATGTAGGACACCCCATAAGTCGAAAAATAAAAGTATTGTTATATATTACTGCGAGCAAAAGATTCACGAGTAGTCGGTGAACTTTTTGTTTGTTGTTGGGCAAGTTATTTAAATCGTTTGGTCTATATATTATTTATAAATCATACACTTCAAAGTTTGTGGGTCGAGGTTATGGTAACCCTTACTCTTTCCTTGCCCCACCCCCTTAACCCTGGATTGGTATTAAATTAGCTTTTAACAGTTTAAATAGTAATTAGTTGGTATTAAATTACATCTAAAACTCCTAAGTTGGTATTATGCAAAAGAATGAACTATATGGCAGGCTATTTTTATTTTTGCGTAGTAAAGAGAAGTGTGTAGGCTTTGACGATGTTGAGCATATTTATAGTTACAAGGGCAGAGGTCTAACTTCTGTTACTCGTTTGGTTCGTAAGTTTTTCCCGAAGTTTGACGCTTCCGGGATATCTGAGAATTTAGCTAGGAAAGAACTCGGCAAGAATGCATCGATTGACAGTATATTGCTTAAAGCCAAGGAACTTCGTGCCACCTGGAAATCCAAAATGCACTTTGGTACTCTTTTTCATAATTTAGCGGAATTTACCCTTCAAAGTAATTTACACGAAATCTTGGACACTTCATATTTATATAACTTAAAAGAATGGAAAAAAGAGTATGCAAAAATTTTGCCGGGGTATTCTGGGAGTTTGTCTTTATTTCTACATAGTCATCCTAAGTTATTATCAAACTTATTATACACAGAATTAATTGTTTGGGATTCTGGGTTTAGTGTTGCTGGTCAAATTGATTTTCTTACTTGGAACGAGGACGGCAGTGTTGACTTATGGGATTGGAAGACTAATAGTAATATTATCCCTGAGGGTGTCGGCTTTGGCAAGTTCGGCTTTGGCAGGCTTGCGCATTTACATGATACTAACTTCTCACATTATAGTTTACAGTTAAGCATTTATGGTTATCTTCTCGAGCGCTGGGGTTTGGTTGTTCGGGATTTGAATTTAGTACACGCTCGCGCTGATGTCTGCGAGATTATTAAAGTACCTTACTTAAAGGATGAGGCTGGTTATATTTTAGAAAGTAATAAGGAGTGAGTTTATGAGATTAAGAATTGGTAATATGAATTTTAGTATAAGATTAAATAGTAACTGGGATAGATATATTAGTATGTTTACTTTGTTTGGCATACAATTTGATAGTAGTTTTACCTCTAGTGAGTTTAAATATTTTCATACTGAATTGTTTTTACTAAACTTTGTTTTACATTTAAGTGTTTCTTACAATACAGTTAAAGAAAAAGATATTATAAGTGGAATTAGAAAACAATTAAAGAAGGAATGAGATTATGAAAGTAATAGAAGGTAATAATATACTTTATTTTAATCTAAAGGATGTTATTGCTTTAGAAATTAATAGTAGCTCATATACAAAAGTATATTTAAGCAATGGTAATATATTATTAATATCTGATAAAGAAGCAATTAAAAAAATAATCAAAAAATTAAGTTATTAAAAAGGTGATTTTATGGATAAAAAATATTTAATAAAAGGCTTGGAATTTTTAATAAAGGGTTTAAAAGATAAGAAACTAAATGACAATTCATTAAATATTTTAAAAGATATGTTTGAATTTTTATCTACTGGTTGTTATTTTGCTAGTGTTAATAATGATTTAGGTATTAAAAACTGGAAAATAACTTTAGATGGTAAAGAAAAGAATGTAAAAGGTATGTTTGTAATGTCTGATGATTTGAAGAATGGTGATTAATATTGTATTAAATTCAATCGACATTTATTCTCGTGGTAGTAAGTACAGCGGTCGTACTCGTAAGCATGTGAAGGTCACTCACCACATGGGTGCTTTTTTGCATTACCTACTTACTAGTTTAAACTATGAGAAAGGCGAGTTACAATTTACTCCCTCTGAGGAAACATATAAATTACTTAATGAGTATAACTACTTAGATGTAATTCACATTTACAATCACCTCGGTTTAAACAAGGGCTTGTTCGGCGCGGATTTGGTGAAGAAGAGTCGTGTTTTTGTTTTACATAGAATGATTGTTAATAATCGTAAGTACCATAAAGCTAAAGATGTGATAATAAATGAGTGATTTTATTCGTGATGACGGCAAGGATTTAATAAGTATTTTTATGATTGATAGATTAGCCTGCGGCATGAGTTACGATTTAATCCGTGGTGAATTTGAGTATAATTTCAAACAACCATTAACTGAGGATTTGTATGATTATTATAGGAATAAATATATTTCTGAAATCGAACTCCGAAAAGATGAGTTGCGTGAATTGGTTTATCAATCAGGTACTTATTCTAAGCTAATTGATATTTCTAACACCTTATTTAAATTAGTAAAAGAAGGTGGTCAGCCAAAAGAGGTTTCCACCCTTGCTGCTACTTTGCGTGGTTACTTAGAAACTATGAGTATGATAGGTCGTAAGCAAGAAGTCAAGCAAATTAAGCAACAGAATAACTTTTTGGTTTTACAGGACTTAGAAACTGAGGGTGTTTTAAAAATAACTAATCCCTCTCGTTTAAAATACTTAATTGATGGTGGTGATTTAGTTGAGTCTAAATCTGAGTTACCAACTGAATGATATTTATAAGCGTTCCTTTGGTGCTTTTTGTAGCCGAATAGTTAACCAGAAAGTCGGACAAATGCACATTGATATTATTAACCAGCTTGAACACGGTTCTCAGCACTTAGCTATCATGGCTCATCGTGGAAGTTTTAAGTGTATTACTAAAGATACTAATATATTATTAGCTAATGGTATTGAAAAAAAATTATCAGAGTTGATGAATTATAAAAATACACCTATTTTAAATTATAATCCAATTAACGGTAAATTAGAAAAGGATATTTTAGAAAGTGTTAATTATAATGGATTTATAAATTGTTATGAATTAACTCTACAAAATGGCGATACTATTCAATGTACTAAAAATCATCCTTTTTATTCAGCTAGTGGTTGGAAGGAATTATCAGATTTGAAAAAAGGTGATTTTGTAGCAGTCCCACGAAAGTTACCTGTATGTAATAACACAAATTTTACAAATAACGAAATGCGTTTTTTTGGTTATTTAATAGGTGATGGTGGTTTAACAGGACATAATTGTATATTCACAAATATTGATTTTAAAATAAATTTAGATTTTAATAATATAATAAAAGAATTAGGTGGTAGCACTACTATACATCCTAATGACATTATAACTAAATCAGTTATAGGTAATAACATAAAAATTAATAAAAGAATTAGAACTTGGTTAAGGGAATTAGGTTTTAATGGTAGTAGTTATACTAAGTTAATACCTAATTTAGTATTATTACAATCAAATGATTTAATAAGCGAATTATTAAAAGGTTATTTTTCAGCAGATGGCACAGTTATGAAACAACAAGGTGTTTCTATTACTAGTGTTAATAAGAAATTATTACAACAAGTTAAGTTATTATTACTTAGGTTTGGAATTATATCTACTATTAAATATTATTCTTATCAACATAAATTTTATAGGTTATATATTTATGGAAAAGAACAAATTAATAAGTTTATTAAAATAGGATTTATTGGTGATAAATCTAAGAAACTAAAAAATTTAACTAATTTTTATAAAGATAAAAAAATTAATTTAAATAATGATATCGTGCCTTTTGTATCATTAGGTATAAAAAATAATACAAGTTATAAAGGAATTACCTTTAATGGAACTTATGGTACCTCTAGGAAAAAAGTTAATGAATTATATAATAAAACTAATAATAAATTATATAATTTATTAAGTATTAATGATTTATTTTGGACTAAAATAAAATCTATAAAAAATTTATATAAAAAAGACACCTATCATTTATGTGTTAAAAAAAATAAGAATTTTATTGGTAATGGTATTATATCTCATAATACTTATATTATGTCTCGTTCTTTTCCTTTATGGGTAATTTATAAAGAGGTTATCCCTAAAGTAATAATTATAGTTTCTATGAACCAAACCCAGAGTCGTAGGATTCTCGGTTTAATTCGTGATGAGCTAAAAACCAATCCTCATTTTTCTCATTTTAAGTTTAAGACTGATAGTGCGGACATGGTTGAAATTTATATCCCAGGCAGTAAATATTTTCATACTGTTGTTTCTATCCCTTTAGGCACACGAGGTCCACACGGTGATTATGTCATAAGTGATGATGTAATGAAAGACGAGGAAGGTCGAACTACCAGTTCTATGAGTAAGTTAAAGGAGACTTGGTTTAAAGCCCAGTTTCCAATGGCAATGGCTCGTGGTGATGATTTTACTGTTAAAAGAGATGAAGACTACAAGCGTAAAAGAGGTAAGCATTTGTTTATAGGCACACCAATAAGTTTTGATGATATATTTATGGATTTAAAGGAAATCGCTGATGAGAAAGGCACTTGGTTGTTTTATAGATACCCTGCTTTAAAAAAGGATGGCACACCACAATTTCCTGAACATTATAGTATTGAAATGCTAGATGAAATTAAAAATTCTACTACTAGCTGGGCTTGGGAGCAAGAGTATATGCTTAATCCTGTCGGTGGTGATTATGCAATTTTCCCATTAGACTTAATTGAGTCCGCCACAACTTTAGAATATAAAGAATTAACTAAGGATGAGAAAGCCATGAGTTCTAATTACATGGGTTGTGATGTTGCTATGTCTAATAAATCCACTGCTGATAATTCTGCTTTTGTAGTTTTAACTAAAGCACCAAACCACCCAATTAAGGTTGAGGATATTTGGCATGAGAAGGGTGTTGAAGAAGATGACCAGATTAAAGAGATTAAAAGTATGAAGCGTATTTATCATGTCCAAACTGGTATCATTGAGCGTAAGGGCTTAACTTATTCTATGGCTAACAAAGTTGTAACTGACACTGAGCTTGCTGGAACTTTCACTGAATGGAATCCCACAAATGAAGAGAAGGCTAAAATAATAGGTAACTTACAATTATTAATGAAACATAAAATGTTGTATATCCCTAAAACTTTAAAAAAATATGATGAATTAGTAAAAGAGCTTATGTCCTTTGCTTTAATTAATGATAATGGTACTCAGAAGTATCGAGCCTTATCTGGTCATGATGACTTGGTAATTGGTCTTGCTTTAGCTGTTTCTGCTGCTGGTGGTTGGGTTTATGAAGAACGACCAGTGTATAAGCTACAAATAATATAGACAATTAAGTTTATATACAATAGGGTTTATATATTCTTATATAGCTATATTCGGGATTATAATGTCTTTAGATAAATATGATAATAATACATATATTCACTATGGTAAGTTTGAGACTAAGGGTAGGACTCCTTCTGTTTCTAAAAATATTAAACGGATTACTACAACTCAGCCATTGTCGAATAATACAGATTATCTATGGTTAGGCAGAGGTATTTCTACTGCAGCTATTGTTAGCCAGCCAGATGAATATACTAAACTAATGAATTATATTAAAACCTCTCCTGAATTAATTGCTGTTATTACTGCTTTTGTAACTGATATACTTTCTGATGGTCATTATTTTGAAGGTAATGAATCTAATGTTAAACAGGCTGAGGAATTTTTCAGTAAGAATAATATGGAGTCTACTTTATATCAATGGTTAGTTGATGTTCTTATTTATGGTAATGGTTTTTTAGTTAAGAATTTTATAACTGAAACACAAATTAAAAGTGTTTTTGGGAATACTTATGGTTTTGAAACTAAGGCTATGGATGATGTTTTATATGAGATGAAAGAATTTGTTGATGAGATTGCAACAAAAAATATGAGTTTACAATATATGCCAGCTTTTACTGTCTCAATTTTTTCAAAAGATAAATTTGGTAATGAGATTATTTATAAACAAAATGTTGGTACTAATTCCGTTCAGTTTGATTCTAGTGAAGTTGTACATTTAAAGGATATTGATTTAGATGGTAAGCTATATGGCTATTCACGGATTTATTCAATTAAATCTGAGCTGCAAACTTTGGCTTTCACTAAAGATTATTTTGGATTATACTTTGAAAATAATGCCACTCCTGACAAAATATTTATTGGAAAAAATATGAAGTTTAATAGTGAAGAACATAAAGATTTTGTAGTACAATTACAAGATTTAAAGAAACCCGAAAATAAAAGAAAGAATCTTTTAGCGCTTTCAGATATTGATGTTATGGATATGAATGTCTCTGGGAATAGTAAGGAGTTTGCGGAGTTAATGAAAGATTATACTTCTTTGATTGCTATGACTTATCAGATGCCTCCAAGTAGGTATGGTGGTACAGTAAAGGCAACCGCTGAAGAGGCTACACTTTCTAATCAAGGATATTACAGAAATGTATCTTCTTGGCAAGACAAAGTTGAAGTGAACCTAAATAGACAATTATGGCTACCTATATTCGATGTAAAATTAAAGTTTAACAGAAATTATAAAGAAGATGAGCAAAGAGAAGTTTTAATACAAAAAACCAAGGTTGACATTGTACAACAATTATTAGACAAAAACTTGATTAAGAAAGATGTAGTTCCTAAGCTTTTAGGTAGAAGTTTAAACCTAGAAGAAAAGGATTTTAACACCGAAGAAGATGAATTAGATACTCAGGTAAATCCTGATGATAAGTTTATGCAAAGGAATTTTAAGGATAGAGATGCCTTGGATGAGAACGAAAGGAAGGAAAAAATTAATCATACACCTAAAAAGTATGGTGTAGAAAAAGATAATTAAGTTTATATACAATAAGGAATATAATATATGTGATAATTATGCCAAAAGAATATGATTCAATTAAAGCCCAAGTTAAAAAGAAAAACCCAGACTGGGATGATGCTAAGGTAAGCGCAAGCGCTGCCAAGATATTTTATTCTATATTTGATATTACAGTTAAAGAAGCTATGGTTTTAGAAAAACAAGGTAAATGGAAATCCTGGTTGAAGGAGCATTCTAGTAAGAAAGACAAAAATGAATCTAAGATGCTTACTATTGATAGTTATTCTGACTTTGAAGTTAAAGAAGATGAAACTGGTTTTTATATTAGTGCATTCGCATCAGCACCAATACCTGATAGTAAAGGTGAGTATTTAGACCAACAAGAATTAGTAGATAAATTTAATGACCCAAGTAATCCAATGTCTAAGAATTTAAGTTATGGTCATGGTTGGTTAAGAAAAGATGCTGGTGATTTTGAGATATTAGGTATTTTACAAGGTAAAGCCGAATTACGAAATCATCCTAAATATAATAGACCAGCAGCACATGGTACTTGGAAAATTATGAATACACATCCATATTATGGTAAAACCATTTATGGTGTGAAAGAAAAATCACTTAAAGCTTTGAGTGTAGAATTTAAACACGCAAAAAAGAAGTTAGTAAATTTTGGAAATGTACTAGTTAATAAAGTTGAAGATTATTTCCTTGGTGGTGTAGCAATTTTAGGCAGACCTATGAATGAAGGTGCTGTTTTGACTGGCTATGCGATGAAGGAGTATATGTATAATGGAGGAGATGAAATGGAAGTAAAAAAAGAAGCTGCAGCAGCAGTAGAAAAACCTGTTGAAGTAGTAAAACCTGTTGAAGTAGTAAAACCAAAAGTAGAAGAAAAAAAAGAAGAGCCACAAAAGAATGAGGATATTGAAAAGTTGAAAGTTGAGATTGCTGAGTTAAAAGCTAAAAAAACAGAAGATGATAAGCAATCAGAAATGGATAAACTTAAAAAAGAACTTGAAGGATTGAAGGCTGATAACAGAGTTTTGGTAGACCCAAAAGAACAGAGTTTTAAAACACAAAACCCTAATGTTGATATAAAAACTGCAGAGCAAAAAGCTGTGGATGAGATAAATCAGAACAAGGATTTTAAAACTATAGATAAACTTAGGGAGTTAGCTAAGCTTGATTTAAAAAAAGAGTTTGGGGAATAAATATAAATAAGGTGAAAATAAATGAGTTATGAAATGAAAAGTACTTTATTGGTTGCTGATACAGGTATCGCAGCAAAGTACGACCCAGTTATTTCTGAACATTTTAATAATGAAGTTACTTTTTATGCGCAAACACCACATAAAAGAAGTGAATCTTTAAATTATAGATTTGTAGCAAGAGTAACTAGAAATACACAGGTTGGTCCAAAGACTTCATTAGACGATATTATCGGTGGAAGTTCAGGAAGAATTAATCTTTATTCTCTTTTAAGACAATACACTGCAGCAGTTGCAGTTGAGGATGCAAGAGTAATAGAAGCAACAAGAAATGGGATTGGTCCATTAGCAGATTCTTGGGCATCAGAAATGAATGATGCAATGATAGATTTATCTAAGAATTTAAATACAGCATTTGTTGATTCAGGCACAACACTTGGTTCAGCTTTTGGAGATGCGGTAGATTCATTAGGCGCAATCTTACAAACTACAGGTAACATTTATGGTCAAGCAAGGTCAGCATATGCTTCATTAACAGCTAATGTAAATACAACAGTTGGTGATTTATCATTAACAAAGTTAAGAAGTTATATGATAACTTTAAGAACTAATGGTGCAAGAAAATTAATTATGTACACTACTCCAATAGTTGCAGGTTATATAAGAAATAAAATGGAAGCACAAAAAATGTATATTACTACTTCATCTGAAATCGGATTTGTTGGTGATTTAGTTTTTGATGGTGTTATAATTCATGAAGATGTTGATATAGACACAGGTTATATGTTTATATTAGACAGAGATGAATACCATATTGCAGAATTCATACCATTTACACTTGGTTCAGAAAAATTAGCTAAAAGAAATTTAACAAGCACAAAGTATGTTTGGGGAGTTTTGAATTTAATTTTTAGAAAAATAAATACAAGTTATAAATTGTATGGAATTACAAGTTAGGTAAGGTGATTTAGATGGTAACAAATACAGATGTAACTGTTAGTAGAATTGGACTAGGTGGTAATGATGAGGGTATTATGAGTGGAGTTATAGACTCAGGTGCTAAAGCAGCACAAAATGATACTTGGACTGTTACTGGTGTAAGTTCAATAATTAGAGTTGATGCGACGGTTGATGCAACAGGTGTTTCAGAGCCAGTTACACTTAGTACAAATGTAATGACTTTGACATCTGCAACAACAGGAGCATGCTCAGCAACAATATATTATAAGGAGTGATAATAAATGGCAAGTGATGTAACAGCAAATTGTACATTTGAAATAACAGCTGGTATTGGTCATACTTTTAAAGAAGTAAAAGTATTTGCTGATGCAACAGTTGATGACACAGATTATTTCACATACGATTTGACAAAAGTTGGTGGTACAGCGATTGTTGGAGCTAAGGGTTGGATAGCAACCACTTCAGGTTCAGTAGTAGCTGCAGAAGAACCAACAACAGCAGTATCAAGTACTACATTAACAGTAACAATTACTGGTAGTACTGACAACAAAGAAAGATTTTATATCTTACATCTAAAATGAATTAAGGGAAATTCCCTTTTTTTATTTTTATATTTAATAAATAAGGCGTGTGTTTCTCTGAATACCGCGACAAAGAAAATTAAGGAGTGATTATTATGGCAATGGAAGCCGCAAGAGGAGATAGAGAGTATAAAAAATTTGTAGAAACAACTGCTGGTGAAACAGCAATAAGAACTAAAATTTCAGATTTTGATGGAGACATCAATATTAATGCAGAGACTAATTCTGTTAGTACTAGTGGTTTAGTAGGAAAAGCTAGTGGTGATAATGCAGATTTCATTACTGCTTATGCAACTGGAACTACTTTGACTTGTACAACCTTACCAACAGGTACAAGTAAAATAACTGCTGCTGATGTAGTAAGTATAATGCAGATTGCAACAGATGGTTCAGTAACTAAATTTTATTTTAGAGATGATACAACTTTATCAGCAGCTGGAACTGACCCTACAACTTTAACAGTAACTGGTGCAACTTTTTTAAATACTGATACTTTTATAGTTTACACTAATATTGAAAGAATACAAGATAAAATTAATATAGAACAATTAGGTGGAAATACAATAAATCTAGGTACTGGTAATGTAGGCACAGGTACTTTAAGAGCTACTTTAGCAAGTGATGATTTATTAACAGTAGCAGCTAATGTTTTGTTAGGTACAATTGATACTGATACTGGAAACATAGCAACCAGCACAGGAAGTTTAGACACAAAAGAAGGTGTAACTGGTAATCCAGCTGCAGTTGATGGAACTAGATCAGAACAGTTAAGATACATCGGTGAGGCGGTTGACGGTTTAGAGGGAACAGTACCAACACCATACGCAAATTTCAAATCCCCTAGTGATTTCACAGCTACTTACACAAGCAATGTGACAATTACATTAAGTGCTATGCCTTTTACAATAACTGATAGCGGACAAATAGCTTTTATTAAGTACATACCAACAGGTGGAAGTGGTTCAGCAATTTTAGTTAATGGTCAAAATGGTGTGACAATCACAGCGAGCTCAAATGTACTAACTGTAGACGGTGCAGCTACTCCATTTGCAAGTGGTGATGCATACGAAGTTGGAATTAACAGTCAAAAGAAAGGTTATGATTCTGACTTAGATTTATTAAAGACTAATGTACAGAACCAAGTTTATGCAAGAAATGTAACAGAATCGGTAGTTGACACCACAGACGTGGCAGCTGCAACAAACTACTACCCAAGCTCAAGTGGTTCAACAATGGATGGTTATAAGAATCTAAGTGTGACTGGTAAGTTCATTGACGGTGA